GGTCCTTTACCGTGACGGGCATTTCGCCTCCGGTCGATACGACCACGCCAACGCCATCGCCGTCCGGGAAGATCGCCACCTTGCCGGTCAACGCCGAAGTCAGCGACGCGATCCCCGCGACGACGTCGAGCGTTTCGGTCAAAGCCGGTCAGTCGCTTCAGGCCGCGCTCGACGCGGCCGCCTGTAACTCGACGGTGCTCCTCGATCCGGGCGCCCGGTTCGTGGGCAACTACGTCTTGCCGGCCTCCAAGGGATCCAACTGCTGGGTCGTCGTCCGGACCGCGTTGATTGTTCGCCCGACGACGCGCGCCACGCCAAGTCAGGCGGCCCGTCTGAACTTTGCTCAGGTCTATTCGCCCAGTTACGAGCCCGCCTTTGCCACGCGGCCGGGGACGAGCGGCATCGTCCTCGCAGATCTCGATATTGGCGTGACGACAGCCGCGACGACCATGAACATGGTCATCCGGCTCCAGGACGACGCCTCTCGGATTATCATCACCGGGAACTGGATCCACGGCCACGCCACGCTCGACTCCCGGCGCGCAATCCTCGACAACGCGCGCGACGTCGGCATTACCAAGAACTGGTTCAGCGATTGGCACTCGAACAACGGCGACAATCAGGACGTCCTGGGCTACGACTTCACGCAACGCCTTCGGATCGAGGACAACCACATGGAGTCCTCGCACGAAGTCGTCATGTTTGGCGGCTCCGACCCCCGCGACTCGACGCGGAGCCCGAGCGACGTGATCCTGCGCGCGAATCATATTACGCGGCCGCTCAGTTGGAAGGGCATCTGGCAGGCGAAGAATCTCATTGAGTCGAAGAACATTCGCCGCTACCTGATCGAAGGGAACGTCATCGAGAATATCTGGGCCGACGCGCAGGCCGGGTTTGCCTTCGTCATGAAGAGCGAGAATCAGAACGGCACGGCCCCCTACACGACGTCCAGCGACATTACGATCCGCTACAACCTCATTCAGTGCGTCGCGAGCGGATTCAATCTCTCCGGCAAGGGATCGAACGGCCTTCCGAATATCGCGGCGAGCCGGTTCACGATCTATCAGAACGTCCTCCGCAATATTAACACCGGCTCGTGCACGGGGGACGGGATTCCGTTGCAGATGCTGTCGCAGATGACGGACGTGAACTTCACCTTCACCTCGATCCAGAACAGCGGCCCCTCCAATCAGCTCATCAGCATGGACGGCGGCGCGTCGCCCGGCTTCGTCTTCACCGACGTCCGCGCGTATCACGGCACGTATGGCGTCAAAGGGGCCGGGACTTCGGATGGCACGAGCACGCTCAATGCGTTCGCGCCGGGCGCCGTCTTCACGCGCAACGCCATTACAAACGGCGGGAGTTGTACGCAGTATCCGTCCGGCAACGTTTGTCCGAGCGCGTACCCGGCGACGCCGGGCGCGAATGACGCGGCGATAATGGCGCGGGTGGCCAACGTGGTCGTGATCGACGGGGCCGGACTCCCGCGCGTCGCGCGGCCGGGCGAACTCCGGACGACGTGGCGACCCACGGCGCCGGCCGATCGCGAGGGGTCGCCCGAGTGGCTGCGCTCGCGCGTTCGGAAGCCATCGCCAGGGATTCAAAAGTAATCTCTCACCGAGATCTCCCCATGATCATCGTCACGCAGCAACGCAAGACCCTCCGCTATGGCGCGCGGAAGGACACCCCTGATATTCGCGATCGTCACGCCACCTTCACGCGCGGCCAAACGCGGGCCGCGTCGGTGGCAAAGTCGGTGCGGTTGGTGATGTCGCCGAATATGCCCCCGGTCGTCGATCAGGGCTATCTCGGCTCGTGTGTCGCGAACGCCTCCACCACGGCCTTCCGGTTCCAACTCCGCGAGCAGAAGCTCGTCGATTATCAGCCGTCGCGCCTCGCGATCTATTACGGCGCGCGGAAGATCGAGGGAGCGACGGACTGGGACGCGGGGTGTGAGATCCGGGACGCCATGAAGGTGCTCGCGAAGGAAGGCGCCGGGGACGAAGTCCTCTGGCCATCCGACGTTGAGCGGTTTATCGAGCAACCGAGCGACGTCTACTATCAGCACGCCAACGCGCATCAGATCATCGTCTATGAGCGCGTCGCCCAAACCCGTGACGCTATCCAGGCCGCCATCCACGGCCGTGATCTCGTCGTCTTCGGCTTTGCCGTCTATGAGTCCTTCGAGTCGGCGCGCGTCGAGGCCACGGGCACGGCGCCGTTACCGAAGTCGAGTGAAGCGCTCTTGGGCTGGCACGGAGTCGCGATGCACGGGTACAATCTCGGCCGTACGGATCAGCGGAACTCATGGGGGCCGGGCTGGGGACGGGACGGAAATTTCACCCTGCCCTGGGACTATGTGCTCAATCCGGAACTCGCGGACGACTTCTGGCGGATTCGCGTGGTGGAGGCGCCGGTCTAATGGCGCGCGGGCGAGGATCATCCTTTGGGGTACTCGACGGCCATCCGCTCGACCTTCGGTCCGAGCCCGCTCCCAAGCCACCCGCCGAAGACGAACTGCCACCGGTGGATCCGGTGCGCGATCCGGACGGGACGCCGATCGGGATGTATCGGTATAGTCAGATGGTCACGCCGGCATGGCAATGGGACTGGCGTCACCTCCGCGCGCTCGACGGGGTGCTCGATCGCGTGACGACCGGCGAGTTGAAGCGCGTCATCATTCAGATGCCCACGCGTATCGGCAAGACGGAGAAGGTGACGGTGCGGTATCCGGCGTATCGGTTGGAGTTGGATCCACATCTGCCGATTCTCGTCACCGGCTACAACGATCCCTTCGCCAAGCGCCTCTCGCGCAAGATCCGGCGCGTGGTCCGTGGCCGAATCAAGCTCTCCGAGGATCGGAAAGGCGCCGACGACTGGGAAACGGAAGAAGGGGGCGGGATTCGCGCGGCTGGCGTCGGCGTGGGCATCGCCGGATTGCCGGCCGGGCTGATTATGATCGACGATCCGACGAAGAATCGTGAAGACGCCTACTCCGAGGCCCATCGCAACAAGGTCTGGGAATGGTTCACCGAGGACGTCTACACCCGTCTGGAGCCGGACGGCGCCGTGATCCTGACCATGGCCCGTCGTCACGAGGACGATCTCGTGGGCCGGATCTTAGCGAGTGAAGACGCGGACGACTGGGTCGTACTCCGGTTCCCGGCGCTCGCCGAGGCCAACGATCCGCTCGGCCGCGAGGAAGGGGAGGCGCTGTGTCGGGAGCGGTTCGATGAGGCGGCGTATGCGAAGATGAAGCGGATTATCGGCGCCGGATCGTTCGCCGCGCTCCAGCAGCAACGGCCCGCTCCGGCCGAGGGGCTGATTTTCAAGAAGGAGTGGATGGAGAACTATTACACCGTCCCGGAACACCCGATTGCGGGCGTGCCGATGCTCCCGGCCAAGTTCACCTCGTCGTTGCAGTCCTGGGATATGACGTTCAAGGATACGGACGGGACGGACTTCGTCGCGGGGCAGATCTGGCATCGTCTCGGATCCAACGTCTATCTCGATCGCGACCGGATTCACCGTCGCCTCGATTTCCCGGCGACGGTCAAAGCCGTCAAGGAGCTGACGTCGCGCAATCCGACCGTTGGGCTCAAGCTCGTCGAGGACAAGGCCAATGGTCCGGCCGTTATCTCCACGCTCAAGTTCTCTATTCCTGGCCTCGTCGCGGTGGATCCGAGCGTGGTCGGCGACAAGGTCGCGCGCGCGCATAGCGTGACATTCTTCTGGGAAGCGGGCAACGTCTGGCTCCCGCATCCGCAGATTGCGCCCTGGATCGAGGAGTGGAAGACGGAACATCTTCAGTTTCCGGCCGCCGCGAAGGACGATGACGTGGACGCCGAGACGCAAGCGCTCCAACGCTTCGCCAAACAACTAGAGATCGAAGAACGTCAACGCCGGTTCAATGCTCAACGTCGCCATTCCGTCTCGATCCTTTCGACGGGACTCTAGCGCTTTCCGCTCCAATCCCCTAGTCTCCGCGTTATGCCTTTCTCTTCTTCGACTACCGTTCGCCGAGCGCCGGGCCTCTTGCGTCGCGTGATCGACGCGGTCAAGCCAACGTCGTCACGCTCTGGCACCACCAAGGCCGCGAGCACACCGGTCCTCGTTTTTGCCGATCCGATCTATCCGGACAGCCCCTTCGAGGACTGGGGGTTTGAGAAGTTGAACAAAGCGGTTGAGGACGCGTTCGAGGCCCAGACGATCGACGTATCGGACGCGATGAAGGACGTGCTCAAGCCTGCGCCGGGCTCGCCGAGCTATCTCGGGCAACTCGGCGGCACCAATCCCGTCCTGATCAATCGTGCGTTCTATCAGGGCGATCACTGGCAGAGCGGCTACGGCTGGATCGGCCCGCATCCCGCGATCAACGACAAGGGCTATCAGACGGCGATGCAGGAGATCTTCCTCATCTTCACC